CGCCGCGCCCGTCGCCGCCGCTTTCGATCTCGCTCCGAGAGTGGGAGAAGTAGCCGGGCTCGCCGCTCCCACTGCCCCCAAGGTCGCCGCTGTCTCGATCCCATGCCCTACCGCCTTTCCCAATGCACCACGCCCCACTTTAGCAGCAACCTTCTCTCCTAGCTTGAGCATGGCTGTGCCTTCACCAGCTGCCATAAACAAAGGCCCTTCAACAAGACCGTACTTAGCGAAGTCCTCCTGAAACGCCTGCCAGTTGGCGGGGACGAATCCCAGCACGCGCTTTTCTTCGGATGCCCGAGGAAGGGTTGACCCGATGGCACCGCGTACCCCCAAGGGGTCGCCCCCGCGTTTCTCGACTACATGCTCCAAGGTCGGAGCCAGATGCTCGTACATTCCACCAGCCAGAGTGTTGAGAAACCCTCGAAATCCACCAGGAGCCGTCTCCGGGGTCGGTGGTAAGGCGAAGGCACCTGCACCCCATCCAGTCGCCTCTGCCACGGGAAGTCCCGCCCTCATGGCTCCTAGGCGTTTATGGGCCTCCCCCAACATCATGCCGAGTTCCGCCTGGGCATCCTGGAAGCTGATGCCCTTATCTTTGGACATTTGGAGGGCAAGGTCATTGCGGGAAGCCGCGCCCTTCAAGTAGGCATGGCGTGCCGCAACGTACTGCTCGAAGGCCGGACGGTTCTGATTGACAATAGGCTCTAGGTCTGGCTTGGCCTTCAGCATCCTAGAAAGGGTGTAGTCGGACTCGTCCTCACCACCCAGAAGAGCAGAGCCCATTGCTACGGTGGCCTGCTTAGCTTCAGTCTCGTCGAGGAGCTTCTTTAGGCCGGGATGCTTGACTTTGAGGTAGGCAGCCTGAACTGCCTTGAAATCCGCGTAGGGATCGGCTCCGATCTCGGCAAACGCCTTGCGCTTGGTCTCCTGGTATTCCTGGAGGGCCAGAGAACGCCGTTGGTTCTCTTCGGAGGCTAGCTTCTGGAGCTGGGCTAGCTTCTCCTCGCCCAACTTGGCGAGAAGCATTGCCTGGGAAGTCTTAACCTTCTCGGTCGGCTCAGTTACCCAGGCCGTCCACTTCGGATCAAGAAGTGCCTCGGGAGAAAGGATGGACAACTATGGCCCCCAAAGTTCTGCCGCGTAGTCCTCAATGCTCTTCTCTGTCGTTTGCGCGGGGGGCGCATAAGACGTATCAGCCGGTGCCCCAAACCCAAAGATTTGGCGCTTCTTTTCAATCTTCATCGAGCCGAAGGCGTCCATATTGTCCGTGACGTATTTCGCAGCTTTGGCCACGACCTCGGGCGTGACCGTTCCTTCCATCTGCTTCAGCCGCGCCTCAACTGCATTGAACAATTTCTGGTAGAAATCTCCGTGCATCGGATTCGAGCCAGAGTTGTAGGTCTCCTGGACCGCTTCCATCAAAGGAGCGAACAAGGGAGAGTCTTGAGGATTCTCCGGGAAGTAACGCGCGGCCTTCTTCTCTTCTGGAGAGAGATCGGCAGTCGCCATGGCCTTCTTCTTTCGCTCCATTTCAATAGCACCGCTCTCCAGTAGCTGCCTCGCGCGTTGCTCCTTCAGATCGTCCATGACCTTCTCTTGAGGAGTGCGCTCGTCCACGCCCTTTTGCTCTAGAGCCTTCTCCTTCAATCCCAACTCCCGCTCCTGGAACTGTTTGCTATAGCCCATCTCCTGCTCTCGCAGATCCAGGGCTCGATCCTGGCGCTGATTGTCCACGCCCATCTCAAGATTGCGTAGCTCCATCTCCCGCTGATCCAACTCAAACTTCTTCTGCCGCCAATCCAGCTCCTCCTCCCGGAGCTTCATTTCCTGCTTCAACAGTTTTAGCTTGTCGTGGCGTTCGAGCGTGTTCCCCGCAGCACGGATAAGACCGCCCGTAAGATGAGCTGCGAATCTGGAGCCTGCACTCGGCCTAGCCATCAGCCACCCCCGATCGGGAACGAAACTGTGCCTAGAGCCGCGCCGATGACCGGCCCCCAAGTGTCCGCCCAGTCCTCTTCCGACTGCTGCAAGTCAGACTCGAACTGCATTCCCCAGAGCTGACGCTGGAAGGCCACTGCATCCTTGATATTCGAGAGATCCCACGATCTTCCCGCCAGCTGCTCAGAGAGTGCGAACTCCGACTCCTTCATCGAAATCGCGAGTTGTGCTTTCGCTCGCGCCTCTTCAATGCCTTGCGCCGCATCAGAAAGCTCATTCGCGCCCCGTTCCGCCAGACCCTGAAAGGCGTTCACGGCCACCCCCGACCTCCCAAAGCCCGTACCCGCAAGGGCATTGGAAGCCTGGTTCTGTGCATTGGTGTAGTTCTGGCTAATCTGCCCCTGGGCATTCTGAAGACTCTGCCCAGCCAACTTGTCAATGTCGCCACGCAAGGGATCAAAGTAAGGCTTGGGATCAATGGTCTGAAAGTTGGGAGACTGGACGTTCTTCCAAAAGTCCGTGATCTCAGATAGAGCTTGCTGCTTCTGCTGCTGGTTCCCACCCTGGGTGGCAATGCTCCAGATTCGCTGCGAGTAGGTTGGATCACTCGTGTACGCCTGATAATCGAAATCCCCGAAGTTCGATGACCCAAAGAGATTTCGATAGCGAGTATTGAGGAGTTGGTACTGGGCCTGTTGTTCAGGCGTTAAGTTCGGATTGGCCACGTCATACCCCCCACCCTTCCACTAAGAAGTCCTGTGTCACCCCAACCGAGTTCGACACCACGACTCCCCACACAAAGTGTACCTGATCCCAAAACACTTCCCAGTACATATTCCACGCGAGGTTAGTCCGCACCCGAAACGGCTCTGTTGGTGATGTCGGATTCGCGGCGCGGATCATTCCCACTCCAGAGTTAAGAATCTCGCTCCTCGATACGTTCACCTTGGGTTTCCTCGTAAAGAGATTCTTCCCCCTCGGCAATCCCGTATCCGTCAGATAGATCGTCGCCGTCGCTCCAGAGACGATCATCCCCGTCGTCCCCCAGAACAAAATGAGATCGCCAATTCTTTCGACTACGAGCGGCCGATTCCCCTTTCGGCGGTCGAGCTCTACTCCGACCCGTCTCTCCGTCCTTCTTCTTGTCCGCTCGATCTCTTCTGCGACTTGGCCTGGATTCCCCATCAGGAGCCAACCCCATTTCCGCCTTCACCTCGTGTCATATGCCCACCAACAAGACCCGAAACTCCAAATCCAGCCCACCGCCCGTGAACCCACCGTTTGATCCAATCCCGTTGAAGACGTAGACCTCATCCGTCGCACCGGCCGGATTCACCACGACGTAGTAGTGATTGTCATCTACCTGCGAATCAGTGAGTTGGTCGTTGATGTAAGCGGCCGAGGGGAACCCACTCGGCACCCACAGGTATCCCGCCCACACCATGATCGCCCTAGTGAGCCCCGTACCAAGCATGAGATTGGTCGAGAAGCTAATCGGGGGAACCGCCACCGTAACCGCCGCGACTTTGACAGCACCCTGAATGGTGAATAGTCCCATCTGCGCCAAGATAATCGCAGTTTCCCCAGTCCCGTCGTGGTCGTGGCCCGCCACGGGATCGAAGTTCACTCTCGGTGGTGTTCCACCTTCCGAGATGCCCGTGATTTCTCCGTCAGTGATGGAGTTCACCTTGCGTCTGGCAAAATCAAATAGACCCTGGAGCTTGGAAGCGTCCGGTGGGTCGCCATTGGCAATGGTGTACGGATAAACCCAGGTCATCTAAATCCCCAAAAGAGAGACGATCGGAGTCACAGTGGCCGCTGTCATGTTGTCATTGTAAATGAACACTTCATTCGGCGTGGTTGACACATTCACAATGACGTACCAACCAAAGATGGTATTCGCCGTCGATCCACCACCGTAACGCGATGTGTACGAGTTCAGAAGAGTCACCGTGCCCGGCAGTCCAGCCCCCGTATGAAAGGCATGGCCATCACCAGATGCAGCCCCTGAATTCATCATCACATTCACAGCCAGGATCGTATTGATCGCCGTAGCGCCAGCAGGATTCAAATTGGACGAGAAGGTCGCATCCGCCATTGCAGCAGCAACAACACGACGCACCTTGATCGTGCCCTGCGCGCCACCGTTAACAGCCAAGGCCCCCAGTGCGGAGTTGACCCCGTTGTGATTGTGACCAGAGGTCGAAAAGATAATCTTCGATTCCGAGATGCCAGCGGGTCCGATATTGGTATCGTCTACCGCGTTGGCCCCAGCCTTCAGCTCGTTGAACATAATCATCACTTCGGGGGCTTCGCCTTCTGTCCCGTTGGTCAACTGCTCAGAGTAATTTACCTGCGTCATCGCCGCACCTTTGTGGCCAGTGGAACTACTGACCAGGATAAATCATAGAGTTCAAATGCTTCCGGCCCAACCGACGAAGCGTTCAAAAAGTCCTCCGTCTCAAAACGCAACCCTGCACGAATCCCTTTGGCCTCTCTTGGGAGAGCGATGGCCTGGCGCTCAATGCGCGGACCCGACCAGGTAAATTCCCCCCACACGATCGAACCCCACGCTCCAATCGAGGAACGGAAGTCGTAGGAACCAAGCTCCCTCAAAAGCGCTCCCTGATCCACGTCCAAGATGATATGCGCCGTGCAGAGACCGGATTTGGCCTCGATCCTCGTAGACTTCCAGTCCTTCAAGAGATCGGGCCTTCCCGCTGCATCCAGACCCAGCCAGAGCTTCGATGGGATGGGAAGGGTCGTTACCGGAAGGGCCGCCCCAGAGCGTGAACCGTTCGCATCGGCATCTTTGAATTCGATCCGATAGACCCAATTGGAGTCTGTCGAAACTGCCTCACCCCCGAAGATTTCCCCACGATCACCTTCCCCACCCCAACGCTCAAAACAGGAGATGTCCCAGCCGGTGTAGATCGAGAAGACCCCATCGCCGTAGCCCTGCATTCTCCAGAGATCCAAGTCCAAGACCAAAATGGCATTGTTCGTAGTGCTCGTGGCTGAGGGATAGCTCCAGTAAATACGCTCCTCAGATGGATGATAGAGCGCAACCACCTGGTCGATGCGGTCCATGTTGATGCGGTTCTCGTGGAATGAAGTCCCCGCGGTAATCGAGTTCCACAAAGGAGCAATGGTATCGGAGGTGATGTTCCGCGCCCGGAAACCGTCAATGACTTCGATCCCCTCTTTGGTCCAGTAGAAGATAAGGCCCTTCGCTTCGACAACCGAGTCGGGGGATGGAGTCCCTTTCGACTGTGCGACATTGCGAGGACGAAAGGGTGTTCCAATCGGACCCCCAGTTGGGGAGTCTCCCTGAAGGGCCACAACATCTTCTTCCATGAATGCGAAGAGAGCATCAATCAAAGGATTCACAATCACTCGTTTGATTGAACCCGAAGTCCCATCTGGCATTAAGTCAATGAAGTCATTCTTCCGAAACACGTCCGGCTTAAACCCATCCGAGAAGCGGATACGGTTCTTATGAATCCCGCCCTCTTCGGCATCAAGCTCCGTGGTGAGATCGGTGTCCCGAACCTTCAGGTTGGCAATAACCGCACGATCTTTCCAAATACAGCCCGTCCTAAACTTGGGCGGCATGTACTTATCAAGGTCAAGTGTCTTGAGTGAAGCAACGGCGGTCGCGTCTGGAATGTTGTCATCGAAAGTCCCACCACCCGCTCCAGCAACAAAGCCCACAAAATAGTAGGTCGAGTCCACCGCACCACCGGTTAACGTGCGATAGATGTTAATACGAGTCACATCCGAAGAGGTCATGGCTGGTACGGTCACACGAATATCCGCATTCACAGCACCGGCAATTGTCTCCAGTGCTGACACCAATCCCGGACCCGACTCGCCCAACTTGAGTGTGTCGTACTCAGCGGTCAGTCGATAGTAGTAGGTACTTCCGGTGGGGAATGTGCCAGTTCCGACATTGATTTCAGCAGTAGTTGGTTGGCCAGGCGGTGAAAGTCCCATAAGGAATGTTCTCGGTGTTCCCGAAACTGCATTGGTCCGCATGGGCACATTGGTGCGATCGGAGGCATCATCCGCCGCCGCATACTGCGGATATAGATAGCACCAAGAATTGGACTCGAAGGCATTCCGTATGGCCCCACTGGTCACCGTCACATTCGCGCCCGACACGAGGCTTGAATTCGACGTTCGCGGTAACGGTAAGTCCGTCCACGCAGCAGCCACGACAACTGTACCCGTGTCGTCTGACCAGTCCGTCGTGGTCATCGAAAGAAGCGACCCGTGCGCCTTGACCATCGTCGGCGTCACGGTCCCCGTAGTTCCAAGTTTGTAAAACCGCTTCAGACAGGACACCGCTACGTCCGCCAAAGGATTGGTCGGCTGATACGCCGTCGCCTTCCCTCTGCGTCTTTTAACCGACGAAGAGGAGAAGACTACGTTCTCCGCCTTGTGCGACTCGCCGTTATTCAAAAGCCCGGCTGGACGCACAAGCGAGAGACCACTGTTGAACTTCTGGCGTACCAGTTCCGCCACTTAGTATCCCCTCTTCCACGGAAGCATGGGACGGCTCGACGTAAGGAGCACGGAGCTCCTAGGACGCATCCTTGGGATATCCGCTCGCGACTTACGTGCGAGCACGTCCTTAATCTTCATTACCTGACTCTCATATCTCGCTGTCAACCGATCCGCAAAAGTCTCTTCCCCATCATCCAACTTCACCAGTGAGGCCGCATAGAGAACCAGCGCCTCACAATGGGCCGGATGAAACTCCAGTGAACGCCACAGAGAATCAATGTGCATCTCATCGGGCAGTTTATAGCCCCACACCTTCAACGTATTGCCCTCTGCCACCACATCTGGAGTTGGAATCAAGAAGATGGAGGTGGGCTGATACGTGCCCAAGTCCTCTCCTAGCTTTCTCCAGAAGTAGTACATGGTCGGCTCACCCGTAACCGTTGGGTTGCGCGAGAACCACGAATCGTAGTCAGCTTGATTTAATCTCTGAAGACAACGCACGTCATCCGCTGCCGCGAAGTACTCAGTGCGCCGGTCCTGAATGAAATTCTCCGGCATCTTGTACTCCAACTGCCCATCAACAAGCGTTGTCTCCCACTGCGTCTCGATCGCGATCTCTGTATCCAAAACCAACTGCTGTTGGGCACGATTTCCATACCCAACAAGAGTCGGAGTGGACCATCTCGTAGACTGCGCTTCAGGATCGCCGATCGTGTTGCGCAAAGCCTCAACGAAGCTGTTTCCATTCCAAAGAAACGGACTGGCCATTTATATCGCCTCCGTCCAAGTCGTAGCTTCTGCCGTCTGCTCACGCCAGGCAGGCAAGTAATCTATCGTCACCTGATTCACCACCGGAGCGAATAGTCCAAACACTCCCGTATTGGGATTCGAACTACTACTGAAAAGGTACTGGACGATTCGGATCACATCATCGCCCCTGGCACCGAAGATCTCGCTCGTAATCAGCGAGATGTCATTTAGTGGCCCGAAGGTCTGCCCAGCATCGCTAGAGACCTGATATTGCGTTAAAATCGCGCCACCTCGATCGACTCCAGTAGTCGTTGAATTCACTGAATAGCCCGACACCAGAGAAATACTGTCCGGTCTTGCATCTGGAAATTGAACTGCCACAACAGACGGATAACGACGAAGCGCTCCCTCCCATACCTTGTACGAATCGAAATAGGCAGGAGTGGCCTGAAAGTCTCCGTCCATGATACAGCCGAAGCGCGGACCGTACGGTGGCGTCCTTACCGTCGTGGTCTGAATTTCCTTCTTCACAACGGTCCCGTTCATCACGATCACACGATCGTAGTAGGTCGTGGCTCCCAAGGTGTATTCTCTTCCCGCCCACAAGACGAAGACCCATGCATCCGTAGTACGCGAGATTCCCGAATTCTCTTCCGTAGCAAATGAGGGCCAACCAGCAACACCATCAGAAGCAATGATGAAAGTGTTGGGGAAAGTTCCATCACTGGGATCCCAGAGAATGCCCATCTGTGGAGTAGTCCCATTGGTCCACAGCCCAATCCATCCTCGCCGCGATCCGGGAGTGCCCGACGCGTTAGCGTACATTCTCCAGACGTTCACCTGCCACTGAGTTGGGTCAGACGTGCGCATGGTGTGGTTCGCGTCAATCTCCGTTGTCACTGCACGCCCGCGCATCTTCTGGGCTACGTTATCTACCTGTGTGATATCCCAAGCAGAGATACTATCAACAATCTCTCCGCCTACAGTCTGAAGCCCATCGGCACCATCCGTGTCATTCTCATTCACCGCCCACGCTGCTGCATTCTGCGTTGGGTTTGTTCCCAAAAGCGTTGCCTGCGGAGTGTGCTCAGCAAGAGTGAGAATCCCGCTTCCGACTACAAAAGCTCCCGATCCTGGATCTTGAGCGGCAAGCTCATATCCCAATGGATCGTCAAATGTCCACGTAATGGTGGACACTAGACCTGGAGCAATGACCGGATCGGCCACCTACCAGCCCCAGACCATGAAGTAGTAAGACACCGCATCTGCCCCTTCGATGGTCAGAAATCCTGACTCGGGCGCGTCTCCTTCAGTTCCCTCCGCCGTTGAATGCTTGCACAAAACGGTCTGCGCCGTGCCACCAGCATCAGCAATCGGAATCACATCCGCATTGATGATGTTACGCAGTCCCGTCTGGATATAATTCGTCCCTGCCGCCAATAGCGCCCTTCCGAGAAGAAGACGCTTATTGCCGACAGTCAACATGGTCCGCTGGTTCAACGCGACTAGAGCCATGTCACCACCCCCACACTTCTAGAATCATCTTCTTGCCATTGTCTGCCGCCCCTCCAGAAAGGGCTCCAGTTACGATTGACCCACCAGAAGGAGTTCCTAGGGTATTCCTGCGCTCTAGATCCTGTGAGCACAGATCGAATGCCAGAATGTTGGAAAGTCGTGTATTGCAGACGACCCCAACAGCTCCGTTCACCACTGTAAACTCCACAACATCCATTCTCTTGTTGCCAACCACCTGATGCGCCAAGAATTTCTTATTCGCGATATTCGTGTCTGCTGCCATGTCAGTATCCGTAAGCGTTGAAGCGATAAAACCCGTTAGTCGAAGCGAGTCCCGTGTAGGACACTCTCCCACCCGTGTGAGCAATGGTCGGCGTATAATCGTACTCCGTAGCTGCATCTCCTGAATTTCTCCAGATGGCGCAGTCTCGGTCCTCGTCTCCTCGACCCATTACCTGAAAGTTCAAGACAGTCGAAAGTGTCGTGTCAATCACACCATCCGCATCCGTCGCGTTGGTGAAATCTCCGAACACGATTCTCATTCCACCAATTACTGCTGTGTGCCTAATCGTTACGCCGCTTGCGGCCATTTTTGCCTCCTTCTGTTCTCCCCGTTAGCTTCAATTCACCAGTCCGGGGAAAGGCTGGCCTTTGGCTTTCGTGGACGATTCTCTCTACCTTCACATCCTTTAGTCCACACGACTCGGCTAGACACTGCAACCGCCGTGCCGTGAAGAGGCTCTTATGAAACTGGCCCTCTCCACCAATCTGATACCCGTAGAGAGTGGCGTTTAGCCAATCCGCCTGGGGGTCTTGATCCTCACCCTTGTCGATTCTCTCGATGAACTCCCGCATATGCAGCTCACCATCGGGAACGAAAATCTCCATCTCCCCACCAGGGCGAAGTGTATTCACCCAATCTCGAAAGATGCGAGGAATCGCACGGTGACTCATGTGCTCTAAGGCATGTGAAGAATGAATCTTTCGGGCTAGACCATGCTCCTTGCGATACCACTCCAAGTTCGAGATGTCGCCCTTTAGAACATTCGGCCCCTCGTCGTAAAGGTCAATCCCCGTGTACCCCTCGACAGGGATGGAGCCTGAGCCAAGATCAAGCCAGTCCTCATTCGGTATGTATGGCTTGACATTAGACCATTTACGTCCGGGATGAGCTGCGTCGGCGACAACTTCGGTGATGTACTCATCACCTCGCCGGTATCTCCAACCAGGCTGTCCGCGAAAGCCCCCATTGGGATCGGGAACGTAGACATATTCAATTCCGGTTCGCCAATCAACGTGCCCGCATTGAACCGTAGTATCAACGATGATGTCATAGCCCGCCGCTCTCGCCTTCTCGCAGAAGTAGATGTCCTCCGTCATTCCGGGAAGGATTGCTGACGTTTTCGAGGAATAGCCGGGGCTCGTCTTAAACCACGGAGCCTCAATCTTCTTAAAGACCTCCATGTGGATCAAAGTGCATCCCATGCCCACACCATCTGCCTTAATCAAGTCCCCGTAGTCGTACTCCTCGAACGCCTTCTCCCACCCCTTGACCATAATGAGCGGCTGGGGCGGCACACACTTTAGGTGATACACCCCAGCCGCAATCGGCACCTTCAAAGAGAGAAGCTTGATGAGCGCGTTTGGTTGTGGCACTACGTCGTAATCAAGGAAGAATAGATATTCAACCTTGTCCGCGAGGGCCAATCGCACGATCTCGTTTCGCGCTTCTCCCACTTCCAAAGAATCTGGCGAATAGTGGATTGGGTGGCCGAACATGGGATAGGCCATCATGCGAAGCGCCATTGCTGTCTCTCTCGTACAGGTGCGCGTCGGACAAGGCATCCCCACTCCGAAGTGAAAAGTTCGGAGCTTTTCTGGCGTTACCGATGGATCAATGAGACGCTGGTTTGGCAAAACCCGCGCTTCTTCAACGTCCACCATTTCAGCACCATTCATCTCGGCCACAACTTACCCCTCCCTACTTCCAGTAAATGTCCACGATGGCTCCCGACTGAAGCGCCGAGGTCACCGTAGTCGTGGTTGCACGAAGAACTGCGTGGGCCTTTAGAATCGTGCCCGCGTCAGTCTGAGCAACCGTTGAAGCCAACGTCGCGTAGCGCCCCAGCGAGTCCAGGGCGAGCGTGCGTTGAGCAGCGGACGAAGCCAACGTCGCCGCCAACTGAATGTTCGTCACTGGCCCCTTGTAGACAACCCACCCATAGGCCGAAGCCGCGTGGGAAGTCACTGCAATGCCAGCGAAAAACATCAGTTCAGCGGAAGCGTTGTTCAGCTTCGCCGTATCGAATCCGTACCCTGAACCTTGGAACCCCACACCGAACCCTGCAGCAATCGTAGAAGTGCCATTCAGGTTCTGCATGTAGCGTGCGTACACAACGCCCTGATCTGTCTGAAAAGACATCTCAGTTCCGAGCTTGGCCTTCGGCACGTCAGAGGTGTCGTAGAGCCCCTGACCAGCCGCGGCTTGAGGATAAATCGACATTTGGACTTTCCCCTTCCTTTAGCTGGTGAGTGCCGAGAACTTGCCCTGGTAGCGCGGTGCATAGCAGGGAACGTTTCCGACCAAGTAGTACCGTCCAATGTGAACCCACTGATTGGTCGGCATGACTGCCTTCTCAAACGTGAAGAAGGCCAGCTTATGCGCCACCAACTGGATATGGTTCATGTTGAAGAAGTACATGTAGTTCGCGGCGATGTGAGAATCCACAACCACCGGAACACCATTGAACAACAATGACTGGAAGCCTGCCTTACCCATGAGCTCTGATCCAAGCCGCTGAATGGGAGTCAGCAAGTTCCAGTAGCGGTTGAAATTGACCTGCGTTGCAGCAATGAGCGTCGTGTGCTCATCACCCTCTTGGCAATCACCCCACAGGGTCTGCATCGCCGCCAGAGTCAACGTAGTCGTTGTCGAATCCACGTTCGCCGCCCAGGTCGCCGTATCACCCGTAGTCGCACGAGTGATAGCTGCATAGACCGTCGTACCGGCAGACACCGCGCGATCAAGTGAGTCGATCGTCGGATCTCCGGCTAAGTCGGTCGTGGAGAAAAGAGCAATTCCCAGATCATCCGCCGCGGTCTTGGCAGCAATCAGATTCTTCTGCTTGGCCAAGTCAAAGCGACGCTCTGCGGACTCGCCGTTCTTGAGCAGCTGGAGATGCGAGAGAACGACCGGAACTGTATAGAGCTTCCAGTCGAGCCTTCCCGCACCGATCTGCTCAATTTGCACTGCCGAGTAGGTATCCCACTCGCGGAACCACTCGCCGTCTCCCTTGGCATAAATGCTCGGAAGCTCGATGGATTCCCCTCCAGAAAGGGTCTTCGCATCGCGCTTTAGCATCATGGCCACGGGATTCGACGTGAAAATCTGATCTACAACTTTCGGCGCAAACCAGCGTTCCGTACTGGCTGTTGCCTCGTTGTAGAGAGTGTTCAACGCCATGTGCCATCCCTATTGGCACACTGGACTACCTACCGCGTTGGATCTCCGGGTCGCGCAAGGCCAGGTCTTTCACTTGGTCCCACGAGAGCTGCGATACATCAGGAGCTCCAGGGAGATCATGCGCACCAGTAAAAGGAGTCGAGACCCGTGTTTGCCCCGCACCCATCACCGCTGGCGCCGTCGCCCCTCTTTGAATGGCTTGGCTCTCACCATACTTCTCGCCCAGCTTCCCCCCGTATAAGGCAGCGTAGGCGACGTTCACCTGGTTTGGAGCTAGCCCATTTTCCTGCATGTAAGCCCGCATCTCATCTCGGTTGAAAAGTGGCCGACCTTGGCCCTCGACTTGGGAGAGCGCACCTTCGTATTCGGCCTGCAATTGAGCCCGAGCACGCAAGGTTTGCTGTTCCTTCGCCTGTTGGTCCATGTGCCGTTTAATTTCCTGAGTGTCCTTGACCAACGGGGATAGCACTCGGGCAAGGGCTGGATTCTCTTCTGCAATAGCAGAGAGCGGATCGTCGTCGTCTCGCGACGCAAACCGACCCAATTCATCCCGAACTCGACTCTTTTCGACTTCGAGTTTTTCCCTTTCCTCTTGAAGCGTTTGCCTTTCAAGGGCCAACGCCTGAGTCTTTTGGGTGTAATCCCGTGCCTTCATGTTCCCGTGGATCGCTTCACGAACCTGCTCAAGCGTATAGGGTTTTCCGTCGATCTCGATTGCCTGCGGGATCTCGGGAATCGCAGCTTGAGATAAAGCCGCGTTGTCACTCGAAGGCGTTGCCGCTTGTTCTTGTGGGTAAACGGGCTGATGTGCCGTTAATTGGGAGTCCGACATGGGTTGCTCCTATCGTCCTAATTCCGCCCCATAAGGATTGACTCCCGCACCACCACCCGAAGGTGAGTTGGTAAGCGGGTCTATCGTCCCATCGACTGGACGGGGCCGACCCGTCGAAGGACTCAAGTTCGTACCTTGACTTGCCTGGGAAGACTGAATCATCCCTCGCTTTGCCTGGTCAGCTTGTTTAATCATCGCCGAAGCTCTGGCCATGGCCGCAGGGTCCGGCCTCTCTTTCATCAGTTCCTTCCCCATCTCCAAAAAGCCCTGACCTAAAAGCCGCATAATGTTGCGGGTTGCTTGCGCACCCGGCTGACGCATGGAAGTCAGATGCCCAGGAATACCCGGCTGGCCTGGGGACTGAACGCCCGGATTGGAAGGCTGTGATTCGATGGCCATGGCTACCTCGGTATTCCTTGAACTTCAATTCCTGCGACCTGCAATGTGCAGGCTGTGGCTAAAGCAAAGCCCGGCGAAGACGTATTCGCTCCGGTCTGCCGAGATGGGATGAACTCGATGTAGAGAAAGTTGGCATCCTCGGGAACATCTACTTCGGTCCAAAACGGACGCCAGCGCATATCGGCATCGGTATTCGATGTCGTGGTCTCATACCAAGGACCAACGTATCCAGCACCTCGAAGGTTGGCGTTCTCATCTCTGGAGTGCCACCGACCCTGCACCCTAGCCCAGTTAAAGGCATTGGTCGTTCCTGCTGGACCGTCCAAATCTTCCGAAACTCGTACATATTCCGATGAAGCTCGAATGACATTTAGCCACGCATCAGTTGTGTCAGACATGTCTGGATGATAGTGCGAGAACGGAATCACCTTGATGTCCATAAAGCCAGCCGAGAGAGAGTCCAGAGCACCTCCCGCATCGGGCAGGTGCGAAGCATTGGCGAAACACGAAATGTGCGCCACCGTACCTGGAATCACATTCACGACCAACGGAAGCGCATGAAAGTCCTGCACGTTCGAAACATAAGAAACAAGGCACCCTGTCGCATTGAAGTAGCCAAAGAAGTTATCCCCGGCATTGTCCGCTGAATCCGGTGGAATGTAGGACCAAAGCGAATCCGCCCACACGTCCCGGTTTTTGGCGTCTCCTGTGTCAAACGCAAAGGCCGCAGGATAACCCCACGGCATATCAGCAACAGCATCACCGGCAGGGCTAAATGAACAGGTGTCCGGATTCATTTTGAAGTTGTCGATGTAGTTGATGACTCCGCCCAAGTGGGCCACCGATGACCTCTTGTTCATTGCCTTGTCCATGGCAATAACCTGAAGCTTCGGCTCCGAATCACGATTCAAAAGACCATTCCTGCAATAGTGCGCAGCAGCACGAAAGACAATCTCCAGCCCTTCCATGCCATTGGCAGGAGAGATCACCGTTCCCTGATTGTCCGTGGTCACCGCAACAGTTGTATTGGCTGGAGTTCCCGGAGGATTCAAGTTCTGATCGTGCATTGTGATGATCGCCGTACCTTTACATGCTGCCAACTGAGACATAATAAACTTCCACGCCAAGATGTTGTTGGCAGCAACTCCAGTGTTTGGTGGATTCAAATGCGGGAAGTACATTCGATTAGAGTGAGTAAAAGGAAGATAGGCCCGAAACATGTTCAGGTCATATCCCCAAAACCAATTATTCATAATATCGTAGTTGCCACGCGTGAACTGGAGCACGCTACCGCGCTGCGTCAGCGTCGATCCAACAGAGCCATTGGCCGCAGGATACTCGGTGGAACCTGTGTTATGAATCCACCCCGTGCGACAGTTTCGGAAATACTGCGAAAGGTAATACTCACCCACTTGGTCAATGCGATGACCATTGGTCATGTAGGAGTAGAGGTGCGGAAGACCAATCGTATCAACCAATGCCTTGTAGCCATCGACAATCATGCCTTGCGTAGTCCCGAAAAGTGGCCCAATCGTTCCGAATGGTCCTTCCACCTTATCTGGCGCATCCAAGGAATAAGGGTCCATAGTCATGGCATTGGCACCGTGCAGCGCGATCTCCACAATTCCACTTCCGTCAAGTTCCAGGACCTCGTTATAGAACATCGACTGATTCGTATCCGGCACCGCATTGCCGACTTGGCCTTGATAGCCCTGCAATCCATTCCCAGGAATAGAATCTGCGTCTGATCCGTAGATATTGCAGCCGACGACAAACTCCATCTCCCACGGAGTGCCTGCCAATGCTGAATCCGAATTGATGCGCTGGAAGATCGCCATCAGCGAGTTATCGTTCTCGGGACTTGTGAAATGCCCAGCCTTGTCTACGTCATCAACCGTCCAACGAAACCCGTCATCAATCCAAATGACCAGCGTCCCCGCATGCGGATACTCGCCATTTACGTTGGAAGAGATACCTGGAATCGTTGATCCACCCCCTCCACCACCCTCAAACTCTCCCAATACAGGAGTAGCCAAGAGAGCGATCGAAAGGAGTGCGATGAGTAGTCTTTTCACTTCGCTCCCTCGATCTGGAAGGTGGACCCACTCAAGTTAATGACCGTGACCGAATCAAGACCGTAAGCTCCGCCGGAGTACTGATAAGAAATATCCCCGACGTAGACGGTCTCTTTGTTCGCCACGTAAGAGCGCGAGAAGAAAACAAACTGGCCCAAGCCAGTTCCAGATTTCCTGGCGATCGAGGCGTAGGTGACAGCAGTCGAAGAGTCCTTGTTGTGAACTTCCCGAACTGTCTGCGTGGAACTGTACTTCCGGGGGAAATAGATCACATCCGCATCATCGACTTGCTGGATGGTCTTATACTCACCAGTTAGGACCTGCCGAGATGACCAGCCACCTGCGGTCAGAAAACACAACATCGTCGCTGCGACGAAACCCTGCAAATACTTCTTCACCACCCCACCCCCTACTTTTTCGCCGTAGCGGAACCTTCTTGTCTCGGCGGTATCGCACTTGAAGGCGTTGGTGCCTGAACTCCTCCCGCTGGAGGTGGCACGTTTCTCATCGCGAGAAGAACCGGCAGCTCGGCCAGAATCTTTTCCTCGTTAATCAATCCCATCGACTCAATAAACGTCTCCGGGCTCATAAGTCCAGTCGTGAAAAGAAGCATATTCTTCTGGAACTCCGCTTCACGCACTTGATCAGAATTGCCCATAGCCGAGACTTCGACGTTAAACGTCGCTTCACGATCTTCCGGTGTTAGGAAGAAATCCTTGAACTCGTTCGTAGTCGCCTCAACGGCTTGCGTATTGGCCGCACCGGCCACCTTCAAATTCATCGTAGACGGCCAGAACTGCTGAATACGCGAGGCGACAAGACAAGCCGTATCCTTCAAGGCTGTCTCAACGTCGTTCAGACGAGCACGGATACGAACAGAAGCAGCATTGTGCAGTGTAGCCAAGGCACGAGCGGCAGTTACACCAGTAGGATTGATCCCACGAGTCACATCGTGGGAGCCAGTGATCAGATCGGAGGACTTCTCCAGGAGTGCTAGGTAGTTGTAGAGCTCCGGTGGAACCGCAGACCCTGGAAGCCACTTCACTCGATCTGCTGTTCCGGGATTGACAAACCATATCTCCCCCGCTTCGTTGCCCATGCGGTCCTCTTCCAAGCCTGTAGACGTATCCACGATCAAACGGCCCAGCATGGTAAACAAGTGAATCTGCTTGATGATCTCGTGCGTGTCGTCGTGCAGAAGTTGAAGATTGATTAAAGGCTCGACTTCGCCCATCCCGTACCAGAACTCAGGAATGGCGATATCGGTGAACTTCACATAGGGGAATCTCTGATCCCGATAGACGTTCTCGCGATCGTAGAGAAGCCGCCCGTTGGCCCAGGAGATAACCCGTCCGCCCGGATACTTCAAGGTCTTGGAGAACTTGAGTTGCGGAATGTCTTCCTCATTATCGAACCAGTATTCCGGGACGGTAGTGCCGTCACGAATCCACAATTCCTTTTGCACAACAAGGCCAGGCCGCCCGTACGTTGACAAATAGGTCTCAGGGATTGCCGGTACGACCTGGCCACCTGCCTGCCCCGATCCCTGTGGTCCACCGGCCGTTTGGACCTCACGGATCGGGAGCGTTTGCTTCAATGCCTCTTCGATCGGCCGCATGAACTGCGCAATGCCGATGTCAGGGTCGACCTGTACTCCGTAATCTGCCTCGATCTCACCGACCGTTCGGATGGAGATTTCGATGACCCAGGGGACATCTTCCATGTCGATCGCATAGGGAGCTGGATAGAAGTACCAGGCCGGGACTTCCTTGATCTTCTCGATGCCACCCATCTTCTTGTACTGGGGATCGTGAAGGATCTTCCAGTACCAGGTTCCGTAGGTAAGAGTCGATTTGATCGTTCGGAAATACTTAGACTGCATGTTCTGAGACTGCCAGATGTACGGATAGGCAGAGTTCAGAAGGTCCGTCATGGGAATGTCCTGCGACGTTCTTGGCGAGAACATGGTCTCAGGGCGTGCCGATGTCAGATCCGCTGTCAGCTTCTCGATCTTCTCGAAGATCAGGTTGACGTAGGTGGTAGAGAGCTGCCCGGAGGCTTGGGAGACGCCGGAATGTAGGAACCATTCTCGATAAGACTCCCAACGGTCCTGCATTCCCAAGGCTGTGTCGCGGTAGTAGCGCGCAGCCTCGAAAAGCTGCTCGCAGAATTGGACAA